AACAGGTAGCGGAGGAACTAGGTATTGAGTTTGAAGCCGTTCCAAAAGAAGAGTCGAAACCTAACGACGATAAAGCTCCGATCCCGACCGAAGATGAAGAAAAAGAGGCGGAGAACGCAATCCTATCTCTTTTCTCGACCCAGCAACGCGGGATTAGATCGGGACTGAGAGGCCTGACCAATAACGGCAACCTCATGAGCGGGCTGATGTTTGAATCTGAGTGCGCTGATACAGTCCTGCCGTTGGTTGAAGAGCTTGACCGGGCCGAGTCTACTGTTGGCCCTGCTCTAATGAACGCTTTCAGGGCCAGGGACGGCGGGTCAGAATCGGTACAGGACAACGCTATCCGGCTGGCTTTGGATAATGTGAATCGAGACACCCATAAGATGCTGGTAGCTATCCTCAGAGACGGGAACCGGTACAGTTGGGGTGTTGGTAAGATATCAAAGGAAACAGGCAACTTGTTTGATCGCAAGCGGGCCAAGACAATAGCCCATCGACTGGTAAGAGATACCGTCCGGCGGGCCGCATCTATCACAGAAGGGGTGACAGTATGAAACATGACCTGCCCGAATTGGGGACAGTTGTTCAGCTAACGGCTGAACTTGCCTTCAAGCGGGAAACCGTCAATGGCGACGTATTTATCGAAGGATGGGCCACGACGGAAACTCTCAACAGCTATGACCAGATCGTCAAGGCGAAGGCGTTTAAGTGGGCAGGAGGATTGAAGCTATTCAATGGCCGAATCCTCGCGTTCCACGACCAACGCAAAGAGCCCGTAGGTATGGTCGAGAAGTTGAAGCTCGTACCGGGTAAGGGTATATGGGTCAGGGTCCGCCTGTTTGAAGAGGCCGGGCCGCTGTTCCTACGCAATATCGAAGAGGGGATGCTGAACGCTTTCTCAATCGGATTCAGAGTCAACAAGTTTGAGTTCGACGAGAAAAAGGACATTATCACCTTCACCGAATGCGAGTTGCTAGAGATTTCTGTTGTTAATATAGGCGCGAATAAGGAGGCCCTGTTTGCCGTGACTAACGGCATCATGGCCGAATTGCAGGACGCCAAAGAGCCTATCGGGTACACTCTCTCAGTTGAATACACCGACGACGCTACTGTTGCGACGTGGAAGTATTCGACCGGCGCGGGGGATACGACCAAACCAGACACGCCGGATGATTTTACTCAAACATCAGTAAGGAGCATCAACATGGCTACAAAAGACCTGAAGGCAGGAGACATTAACGTAGAGGGGTTGTCGCTCGATAAGTACGAGACCGAGAAACAGGAGTTGAGCGACAATATCGAGAAACTGAATAAGATATGCGCTGAACTACAAGCCGACGCGCAGGCCAACCACGACGGAACCATGTCTAAGACCGATCTCATGGCTAAGTTCGGTCGGATGAAAGAGGATATGGAGAAACTCGGCACGGCTGTCGAAAAAGGCCTGAACGCCGTTCGATTCCAACAGGATGAGACGTTCCAGTTCTCCGACTATCGGTCGATGCTCGAAGGCCAGCAATGGCTACAGAACGACGACGGTACGCCGTATACCGAACTCCAATACCGCGCCCACGCCCTGTTCCAGATGCCTATCGATTACGATAAGCACAACCGGGGGATAGAGCTTAAGAACCTGCGGACGCTGGCGGATGCGTTTGTTGTTCTGAACGCCCAGCGGTCGTACATGGCCCGCAACACCGGCCGGTATCAGCTTGAGGGTCAACCGATCTTCAAGCAACTCATCAAGCAGGTGAACAAGTTCGACACCGTTCTGGCTCATGCTATGGCCGGTGGCAACGCTGGTTTTGGTGCAGAATGGGTGCCGGAAGAGATGTCGGCTGAGTTCAATGAGTACCTGAGAATCCAGCCGAACCTGCCGAACAAGTTCCGTACCTGGATGATGCCTACTGGGTCATCGGCGAAGTATCCGTTCCAGAATGGCCGGGCGGTGGTCTACAAGGCGGCTGAGAATCTGGTTGACTCCGGTGCTCAGGCCCGCAAGACCAACATCGCTACCGCAAACAAGACCTTCACGCCGATTACTTTCATCGGTGCGCTGGTCACGTCCGAGATTCTCACCGAAGATGCCGTCCTGAATATGGTTGCGCTGATTCGTTCTGAGTTGGCCGTGGCTATCCTTGAGGGTCTGGAGTCGGCTATTATCAATGGTGATACGGCTGGGACTCACCAGGATAACGCGGGTGGTGGAACTCATTACGAGACCTATCAGGTGGAGACCGGTATCTTGGGTCTTCGCGCTATCGCTGAGGATGATTCCAATACGATCAACATCGAGACTTTGGCCGCCGCAACCGGTGTGTATTCTTTGGTCTGGAAGAACTTTGTCCAGTTGAAGGATATGATTGGCCGGGCTGGATCGAAGAATCCCACCGAATCAATGTGGATCACCGGTGCCCGTGGCCGTCCGCAGGTACAGAACGCCCTACATCAGGAAGACGCTCTCGGTGTCTTGCAATACCTGATTTCGGGTCTGTTGCCGACGGTTGACGGTTCTGAGGTCTATATCTCAGGCATGTACAACGAGCAGTTGGACTCCGACGGTCTGGGTCATGCGACCCCGGCTTCGGGCGACCATACTTCGCTATTGTGCGTTCACAAGCCGTCTTTCTTGATAGGCCAGCGTCGCGGTGTGACTCTGGAAGTTGCCAAAGACATCCTGACCCAGCAACAGCAGTTCGTTGCGACGGCTCGGTATGACTTCGGCAAGATTTCGTCTTCGGACTTGAAGCCGGTATCCTGCGGCATCAATATCGAATTCGCACCGTAAACTTAACAATAACCGGGGCGGCTTAGTCGCCCCTTTTGAAAGGAGCATCACATGAGTGGAATGGCCTTAGCCCGAAGCTCAAACGCATTTAAGTTCGAGCTTGTGGATGGCGACTCGGCGAGTACCAATATCCCAGTTGCCAACGTCACAACTTCAGACGAGCTTGTGTTTATCGGGCATTTTTCAACCAAGGCGAACATTGCCTCGCTGGTTGACGACACGGCCAATTGTTCTATCACATCGGCTGGGAATATCCAGTCGGCGACCGATACGAGTTCGGACCTGTTGATGGCTGTCTGGAATGATGTCACCGATGGGCCGAATACTCGTAGCGCTATGGGTCTCCAGTTCGAGATTCTCACCGGTACGACTGCGGCTACCAATATTACAGTCACCGGTGCGACAACCGACGACGAGATTCTGTTTGTAGGTCATTTCTCAACCCTCGCGTCAATCGCTACGGTTGTGGATGACACGGCTAATTGCTCGTTTGCGACCGACGGTAACTTCCAGTCGGCAACGGATACATCGAACGATATGCTGTTTGTGATTTGGAACGATTTGACCTCATCGTCTAATGCGGCGACCAGGAGTGCTACTTGCTTGCAGGTGAGTATTCTGGCCGGTGCCAATGCCACAACTAACATTGCCGTCGCCGGTGCCCTGACTACCGACGAGGTTTTGTTTGTAGGTCATGGCACGACCGCCGCCCTATTGGAGTCGATAGCTGATTTGACATCGGAGGGGTCTTTTACTTCCGACGGCCAATTCCAAATGTCATCGACTGCTACGGGTAGCGATATCCTTTGGCTTTGGTGGAACAAAACGTCGATCTAAGACGAACCGGGTGGGGCGGCTATCATGGCCGCCCTCCCATAACTGAAAGGGAACACAATGGCAGTTGTAACTTACGGGGATTACCTGCAATTCGTGGGTGAAACCGAACTGGAAAACGAGCAACAGGTCACACAGTCGTTGGCTTCGGCGGAGAGTTACGCCAATGAGTATTGCCGACGGATATTTGCTAAGTACGATTCTGGTGATGCCGCCGCGACTACTGTTACCGAGCAGTTTTCTGGCAAGGGTACGCTGAAGTACTTCCCGGCTCAGGCTCCGATTGTGTCGGTGACTTCGGTATCGTATTGGGATTCGGAGGACTGGACCGAGTTCGACACCGCTGTCTACACTCCGGTAGCTACGGCAGAGCGCGTGACCTTCCGGGAGAAATACGTCTTCCCGGTCGGTGATGACAACCTGCAATTGATCTATGTCTACGGGTATACGACCGTCCCGGCTTCATTGGTTAGAGCTATATGCTTGATAGCCCAATCAAATTCGACGGTTTCAACCCGTGACCCGGACATCAAGTCGGAATCGGACGGCGAACAGTCGTATACCTACTTTGATAATTCCAAGGTGACTATTCCGCAAGAGGCCAACGACTTGCTTGATCCTTTCGTGAGGTATCCGAGTGTCTGAAGTTCGCTGGACAGGCGACGGGTTTGACCGGCTCAAGACTATTCCGGGGCATACGGACTTTGCTATCCGCCGGAGTCTTGAGGTTGTTGGGCGGATGCTTCAACGGAGTATCAATATCAATCTGAGCGGTCGGGTACTGAATAGGCGATCGGGTGATCTGATACGAAGCTGGCAGAACCGTAAGGTAGCTACCATCCCCGGTGGCTGGCGGGCTTCTATTTGGTCGTCAAACCCTTACTCTCGAATCCATGAGCTTGGGGGTAAGACTGGCCGGAACCATGCTACGACAATCCCTGCCCGTCCTTATGTGTGGACTGCGCTTGAGCGAAACAAGGCCCGGATACTGAAAGAGGTCGGGGATTCCCTTCATCAGGTAGTGAGGAAAACGTAATGGCTAACACAAAGCAGACGATAATCGACGGCATTGGTACAGCCTTGACGGCCCTGTCTGGAATCAATCTGGCGACCAGAGACCACAAGTCGCCCAAGGATAACCGGGTCCACGCGCCTTACGTTGGGATAGTCTCGATGAACGAGGCGGTCATTGTGGACGACGGAACCAATATCCGGTGGGGCTCCGACCTCGAATTGATCCTGATGAAAAAGGGCGACGACATTGAAAAGATGATTGATATAGTCAAAGATGCGATGCTTGTCGGTATGGCGGCTACTGTTGGGGCTTTAGAAATCAGACTGGTAGCCAACTTCAAGGTAGCCCAGGTTGAAAAAGACCCCTATAGCTCAAGTCGGATGTTCTTTGAATTTATCTATGTGAGTACAAAAGGAGCGGCATAATGAAACGACACGGATTGACGGCTTTAATGACCTGCTTGATTGTGGCCTGTCTTACGGCGAAAGCGGATGACCAAAGGGAATGGACCGCAGTAGGCGACGACGAAAATACCGGCACCGCCACCGGTCACATGATGGCCCTGTCGCAAGACAGTGTGGCGATTGTGAGTGCCGACCTTGGCCGGACAGTGTGGAACACAGACAACGTGACCCTGTTGAACGTTGGGGGCTGGGACACAACGGCAACCAACGTCATTTTCATCCGACCCGATGCCACCCCACTACAAGCGGGAGAACAACAGATTTGGATGTTGCCTACGGCAGAGATGGCTACAGGATTATGGTTTGCTAGTATCAAAGCCTTTGATGAGCGGCCCAACTGGGCACCGATGGGCAACATTGCCCGGTTCACACTATATGATGTTACCAGCCCGGCAGGGATATTCGATCTGAAGTAAATGACAATGGCTGTTTGCAACTATAAAAGGAGATGTATAATGAAAACCACAAAAACGAGAAATGGCGGTCAGAAATGGCTATCGTAGCGGGCGATTTATTGTTCAAGTTGTCGGTCGTGACCGGCTCGGCGGGGAATACTACGGGCGGCACCCCCGACGGTTCATTGGGAAAGTATATCTCAACGACGGCGATTACCGATGCCTCCCTCAACAACCTATTCGACGATGTTAGTGGGGCAGAGAATGCGGCCTCCGATGTCGAATACCGTTGTTTTTTCATTCATAATAACCACGGTTCGTTGACGCTCCAAGGTGCTGTCGTCTGGTTATCGGCAGAGGTCGCTGGTGGTGCGGTCGCGGCAATAGCCGTTGACGGCATCGCGGCCAGCGCGATAGGCGGCGCACCGGCGCAAGCCGACGAGGTAGCGGACGAAAGTACCCCACCGTCTGGGGAATCGTTCTCTTCGCCTACTTCAAAGGGCACCGGTCTATCGGTTGGGGATATTGCCGCTGGCTTTTGTCGCGCAATCTGGGTTAGGCGATCTGCCGCCGATACCGCCGCTCTAGATAGCGACGGCGTAACGATTCGGGTGGAAGGGGATACGGCCGCCTAATGAAGTCTAACCTATATATCATTCTGATAATTGTGATAGCATTAACATTACTGGCGGCTATCACAGTTGCGCAGATCACGGTTGGTACTCCAGTACAGGTTGGCACTGGCTACGACAAATCAGGAACACTATTGAATATCCCCCGCAAGAGCGCCACTATTCGCGGCACCAGCGGTGACACTTCATACGTGATACCGCTCCACAGCAGAACC